TGGTATAAAAGAACTTGATAAGCTATCTGATGATAAAATTAAGGAATTGATACACAATAGGATGATAAGCGTTTTAGAAAATAAATTGGCCACGTTAAAGGGAGTGACAGTATGAGTAACGAACTCACAATGAAAGAAGTTAGCACATTTTTTGATACCTTACCAGAGGATAAGCGGGACGGGATGAGTAAAAGCCAGTTCATGAGAGAAGTCAAGAAAGTACTGGACCCGAATCGTAACGCCAAGATCTTAGATGGTATGGTCGAAGCACGTTCCAGGGACAGGCTTGCCAGGCATCGTAAGGCAGGGATAGACCGAGCCACAAGAAACGCTAGAATAGGACTGAGGTGACAGATGCCGCTAACTGATAGTGATCTTAGGGATAAATATAAAGATGTAGAACATCTAGAGCTTGCCAAAGAGCTTGAAGAAATTAGACAAGAGCAACGTACAATACCTGCTCACATAGGTTAAAGAAAGGTGTATTATGGCCAGAAGTAATTACAAAAAAGATGAATCAATAAAGGTTATCTTTAAGGCTACAGCAGGTGCTGTATCAGTAAATGTTGATGTGTTTGATGAGACTGATGTATTGGATGCGGCACAATCGGGTGCTATGGTACAAGCGGGTGTAAGTGACAGGTGGTCAAAATCATTTATACCTAATGCCAATGGTGATTGGTCTATTGAAATAACTGATTCTGAAGGTGCTAAGGTAATAAAGCATTATTCGGTGGGTGCGTATAATATTGGATCAATAGGCTCTAACGTCCAGAGTGTAGAAAGTAAAGTCGACCTTGTTCAGACTAAAGTAGATAGCTTACAGTCACCACCTATGATAGGATAAGTATGTGTATACTACTGGACCTAACAGACTATTCTTCCAGTCTAATATCCTTGTCGGGCAGCAAGTAGAAATAGAAATTATCAGTCCCGACTTAAGTAAAAGTGAACGGGCTAACATGATATACTTATATGATGGACTATATTATTTTGATACTGACTTTAGATATACTGGTTCTTACGCCATGAGGGTATTCAAGGATGATAATAAAGTTGGTCATAGTATATTATCGGTTGGTAATAGAGGTGGTATAGTGGTCAAAGTCCCTAATCCAGGGGCATAAATAAAGAGAGGAAGTGACATGTGTATGAACAGGTAGACTTTTTCTTTGCTTGTCTTGAGATGCACATACTAGATAGTAATGATCCTATGATTGCACTGCGTGACACCATAGAAGATTATGCGTTTGTCTATATGGATATAGATCCGTATACAGGATGTAAAAGAGAATACGATTGGCCTAAGCTTTTAAGAGGATTATAAATGAAGTTAAGGTTGAATGATGTCATAGAAGTTAGTTGGGATGATATTGTCACCCACTCTGTGTGGTTAGAACAGAATAAAGCTGAGAAAGAGTCTGTGTGTAAATGTATGTCAACAGGGTATTTTCTTAATGAAGATAAAAGAGTATTACGCCTAAGCTGTACTGTGCAACAGGGTGATAGACAAGAGCGAGACCTTACAGTTATACCCAAAGGCTGTATTACCAAGATTGTTAGATTAAAACAAGAGAAAGGCAAGTAATATGAGTGATAATTATTCAATGGACAATATGGGTAATCGCGTACCGGCACATCCACATTGTGCAGATCCGGTAGCTGCGTCTGGGATAACATTAACTACTACTACGGCTGGTAACGACTATACGCAGACACTGGTAGGTGGTCAGATGTATGCTATCACATTCGTGGCTACGGCTGGTAAGCGTATGCTAGCAAGTATTACTGGAGTGACATCCACAGCGGCTAACATCGAGTGGGTATTCCACGCCGGAGTGACACACATATTTCGTATGCCGCTTGGTAAGACTACACTGTACTTTGAGAGCGATGAGAGTGCCAAGAGTGCGTACATCCGTAAGCTTAACAGTGACACTTAGGAGGTAGTGGCATGAAGCGACAGTTAGTACAACTATTGATATTAGTGTTGATTGCATTGGCCTTTATATCCTGTGCTTTGATACCACCGGCAGAGAGTGAAATGGTCGTAAAGAGCAAGTTCGAGAACATGGTAGATGCGACAGTGCTGTTGAGGTATCCAGGCAATAGTGGTTTCGCATCCGGTGTATTCTGGAAAGATAACGTTGTGGTTACAGCGGCTCATTGTCTAAAGGATGAACATGGTAATAGAAAAGAAGCCGTGTTAATAGAATTAGTTGGTGGTACTATACTTGAGTCGAGTGACTTCTATATTGACGAAGAAGAGGATGTAGGTTTTATCTTCGTAGAAGCTGACGAACTCTATATATCTGATACTTCAATGGTACCGTGTGAACTCGGTGACACTGTATATATAGCTGGTACGCCAGCAAGAATAAATTATAAGTTTAGCCTTATACGCGGTATGGTATCCTATATAGATAGGAACGACCTAGGACTAAACTGGAGTGACATGATACAGACTGACTCTGATGGTTATGCTGGCATGAGTGGTGGCCCGTTATATGATGAGGATGGTAAATTGGTAGGTATATATAACGGTCAAGTCGGGTATGGTGGCTTAGGAATTAACTTCTGTGAGGATATGAAAAGCATATTAGCGGCTTATGAGCGGTACGAAAGCAAAAGCAAGTAGACTACTCACACAGTTTATACGTGAGATAGCTGAAGAGAATCATGAAGATCCTCTTATATTCGGTAAGGGTATAGACGATGCTCGCATGATCACCAAGGCTGAAGCCCTGGCACGTTACATGTGGAACGCGGCTTTGGGTTATAAGCAGAAGGTAGAAGTACTTGATAAGGTAACTGGGCAAGTAATAGGTGACAAAGAAGTAATTCACTTCCCAGATAAAACGTATGTCACTATGTTGTATGATCGTCTTGAGGGCAGGGTTCCTACCGTTGAAGTTGATAAGGATGACAGCAAACCCACCGCTGCTGATAGGGTGTCTCAATTAGCTAAGGATAGATTAAATAATATTGCTAAGGACAAAACATGACAGAAGCGGTACTAGATAGTCTGAAACCTAGTCTTTCAAAACCTTTTCCTGATCTCCAGGAATACTGGAAGTGCGGTAAAACGGGTTTGCTCGTCCCTAAACATGATATACCTAATCTAGAGTATCGGGCAAGATTGTTACGAAAGGCTGAAGATGATAGAGGAATGCAGGAAGATTTATTAGCTGCCTGTTCTGAATCTTTACTATACTGGGTAAATTCTTTTTGCTTTACGTTCCATCAGTTCGATGTAGAAGGAGATACTGGTGCTACTTATGAATCACGCGAAACGCATTGCCCGTTTATATCATGGGATATACAGGATGTGTTGTTCGAGCAACTTATCCGGCACCTAAAAATGGGTAAGGATATCCTGATTAACAAGTCGCGTGACATGGGAGCAAGCTGGATGTGCACGATCTTTATACATTGGTTGTGGTTGTTTCATCCTAATGCACAATTACTTGAGTTATCTCGTACAGAAGATTATGTGGACAAAGCTGGTAACATGAAAGCCTTGTTCCAGAAACATGATTATTTGAACAGATATTTACCAGAATGGATGGTGCCCCCGTTATGCTATCCTAGTCAGAAATTTCGTACTAAGATGCACATGTTGAATGAGCTTAACGGTGCTTGTATAGATGGTGAGTCAACCACTGAGCACGCAGCTTCTGGTGATAGGCGAATGGTTATCCTACTAGATGAGTTTGCTAAAGTGAGGAATGGTAAGCTCATGCGTAGTGCGACTGGACCTGCTGCCCTTATGCGTATAGTTAATTCAACTGTTGTCGGCCCAGGGACTGAGTATAGCAAGTGGAAAAATGATGGCAAAATAGTGGTATTCCCGCTTATGTGGTGGAATCATCCTGATAAAGGTAAGAATAGATACGCAGAGAAGGATGAAGTGACACAGGGATGGAAGATCAAGTCTCCCTGGTACTGCAAGAAGGAAGAAGAACTATCGCCTAATGAGATGGCCAGAGAAATTGATGCTGATGACCTTGAAGCAGGGTCTACATTCTTTACTAATAGTAACATTGATAAACACATAGCGTTGTTTGGAAAGAATCCGCTGTCGCAATGGAACGTTGATTGGAAACGTGGTGTACCTAGTGACGGTATAAAAGTATTGTTAAAGAAGCGTGCCATATCTAAAGTTGAGGCTAAACGTTCTCGTAAGGGTAAATTAAAAATATGGGTCAATCTTATCAATGGCAGATTAGATCAGCATTATGATTATATACTCGGTGCTGATATAAGTAAAGGTCAGGGTGCTTCTAACTCGGTGTTCTCTATAAAGAATAGACAGACTGGTGAGAAGGTTGGTGAGTGGGCTGATGCTAATACACCCCCGTATGAGATGGCCAGGATAGGTATGGCCCTGTGTGTATGGGTAGGTGGAAGGAAGAAACTTCCATTCTTGAAATGGGAGATGAACGGAGATCCTGGTTATGATTTTGGTAAGTGTACTGTAAAAGATTTCTTTTATCCTTATTACTATCGTAGCAAGACGGAAGGCACTTCGTTAACTAAGACGACCAAGAAATATGGATGGCATAATAATCATAAGTCAAAGGGTCTACTGTTACGTGATTATGATAGAGCACTTGCTCATGGCGGTTACATAAATCATTCTATATTAGCTTTGCAGGAAGCTAAACAGTATATCTATTTTGATGATGGTAGTATCGGCCCTGCTTGCCTAGTAGAGGAAAGTGGATCTGCCAAAAAGACACACGGTGACAGATGTATGGCTGATGCGTTGACAGTAGATGATAAGACTCACAACTTTAAGAGTGCTAATAAGAATGTAGCCAAGCGTGACATGAGAACTGCGGCTGGTAGGAAGCAAGCACTCAAGGAAAAGCGTACTAAGAAAAATAAGAATTGGCGTAAAGCATGGGATCTTAGGAAATAAATATGCCAGAAAGTATAACACCAAGACAATTTAGTTTAGCAGTAAAGCAGGGATTTGATCGTAATAGACGTTTCGCACGCTCACGTGCCATGTTCATACGAGAGTATGTCGGCAAATATTACGCACAAGAGTATGGCCTTACAGGTGAGGAACCTATAAACTTAATCTTTAATACTATTCGTGCTATGGTTCCTAATCTGGTAATGCGAACAGGTGTCACTAAAGTGGAGACAGAGATCATACCACACCGTGACTACGCTTACCTACTAGGACTTGGCCTAGATAAGCTGGACAGAAAGATAGAGTTCAAAGAAACATTACGCGGTGGTATAGTAGATGCCTTTTTCTTAATGGCAATATTCAAAACCGGCATAGCCACTAGTGGTAAGCTACTTAACTTTGGTGACGTACTAGTAGATGAAGGACAGATCTACACTGACGTAGTTGACTTCGATGACTTCACATTCGATCCAGTATGTAAGGATTACCGTACCGCATCTTTCCTGGGCGACAGGAATAGAGTGCCAAGACAGATACTATTGGATGACAATGAGTTCGATCATGATCTAGTAATGAAACTTCCAAGATCTATGCACCCTGATGCCGCTAGGCGTGTCGATAGTATATCTCGTAAAAATGTTAGTGACTCAGAAATGTATCAGATGCAGGATTATGTTGATGTGGTAGAGTGTTATGTACCAGAAGCTGACGCTTTGCTAACCATACCAGATCCAAGCCAGATAGTGTTTGATGAATATCTTGCGGCACGTGACTTTTATGGTCCTAAAGAAGGACCGTATACTATAATGTCACTAACGCAACCTATACCTGGAAATCCGTATCCTGTAGCTCCAGTCAGTGTATTTTATGATCTTCATAAGATGGCTAATAGGATGATGACCAAGCTCATGAACCAGGCTGACAGGCAGAAAGATATAACTGTATATGATCCAGCAGGTGCAGATGAAGCTGAGGATATGAGGACTGCCGAAGATGGTGACATGGTAGCTGGTAATCCAGATACTGTAAAGGTAGTGTCATACGGTGGACAGAATCAGAAAAGTGAAGTCATGCTTGAACGTTTGCAAGTTTGGACTAACTATATGTCTGGTAATCCAGATCAAGTTGCGGGTCTAGCTTCACAGGCTGATAGTGCTACACAGGCGAACATACTTCAGGCTAATTCTACCATAACCATAGAAGATGCACGCGGAATGGTATACGATGCCGCCGCTAAGTGTGGCAAGAAGAAAGCCTGGTACATGCACTATGATCCATTTATAGATGTACCGTTATCAAGACGTAAACCAGGTGGTGAGCATGAACAGTTAATATTGACACCTGAGCAAAGACGAGGTGACTTCCTAGAGTATACGTTCAGGCTTAAGGCTAGATCTATGTCACGGTTAGATCCTGCTGTTAGGACCAAACGCATTATAGAATTTGCTACCAAAGTCATGCCTAGCGTGGTGAACGCGGCTGCGGTAAATGCACAGATGGGCATACCTACCAATGTACCTGAGATTTTAACTGATATCGCTGATGAACTGGGCATACTTGAGGATGTGCAAGATTGGTTTGTAGATGAATCGTTTATGCAGCGTATGGAGTTAGTACAACAGCTTGGACCTCAGCCGCAGGGTAAGGCTCAGGTAGCTGGACCAACAGCCGGTCAGGGTAATCAGATGAAGGATCAGAATAGTTTCCAAGAGCGTAAAGCCATTGAACAGATAAGCTCTGCTGAGTCGCAATCAGCCAGAACTTCAGAACCAGGAGTATAATATGAGTAATATATGCGGAGATGAAATGCAAGAAAAGAAAATAGACGGTTATGATCCTTGGAAAGTTCGTAATGCAGTGACGACTATGCGTGAATCGGCTGAGATAGAAGCTGATAAAAAGTTCCTTAAGGTAGTAACCAAAGAAATGAATAAAGAGGCTGGCGTATTAACGGAGAAAGCTAGTCTGTTAACTAGGACATCTGCTAAGCTGAAAGCAGTATTTGGAGGTAAGAAATAATGGCGAATAATAATTGGGTTAAACGATTAAAGAAAAATGTAAAATCAGCATTAACCGGAAAAGCTGGCCATAGCAAAGCCGGTAAGAAACATCTTAAAAGCAAGAATAAGGAAACAGCGTCAGTATATTTTAAGAACGTCAAACGCAAAAGTGATAGTCAGCGATTGAAAGATGCTGGTTTGAGTAAAGATGATCTTAGAAGTTTGGGGATAAAATAATGCCAAGCTATACATTCGTATGTGATTGCGGTGAGTATGACTATGTATCACGCTCAATGGAAGATTGTGATAAGCCATACATGTGTTCTGATTGTGGTGCTAAGATGAAACGTGACATAGCCGCTGACATGCCATTCGTATCTGGTGGTCATCAGTATGGTAAAGCTATACATTCTGATTCGTTGGCTATAACACCTGATCAAGTAGCGGAGCATAAGAAACAGTTTCCGAATATAAGAATTGATAGCGAGTGTAGGCCCATATTCGAGACTTATAAGGATCATGATAATTATCTAAAGAAGTGTGGGTTTAAGAAAGAGCCTCAGAAAATCAGACATAGGGGCAAGAAGATCAACCAAAAATTACCTACCTCTAAGGTCGCTAAGTAAGCGTATTACTAAGTGACATTAGACAGCTAATGAAAGGTTTATAGTTATGCGTACAATCGAAGAACTAGAACAAGGAAATTCAGGAGATCACACGGAAGGACTAAAAACGCTTGATGAGAAAGCTATCGAAGATCCTAAGCTAGTCAATACTATGGAAGGAAGATTAGCTCATCTCAGAGAGTTGGAAAATGGTTTAGATGCAGAGCAGGATGATGTCGATCCCGAATCAAAAACCCCTACCCCTGACGTACCGGAGGACGGTTCCGAGGAGGAGAATAACGGACAGGCAGTGGTGGACGGTAAGGTGGATGACATACCTGGAGAGGAAAGTAATACGGATAGTGAGGATGCACCTGTCAGCATACCCGATGCCTACGTAAGGGCAGCTATTCACAATGGATGGAAACAGGAAGAAGTTGACGAGTTAGTAAAGGCCAATCCAGAACTTGCCCTTAGAACTATGGGTGCTTGTCACAATAGTGTTATCAATGCCAATAAGGAATGGTCGGCACTCGGCAGAGCTAAGATAGATGAGGAACGTAGGCTGGCTACAGAAGCAAAGCCGGTGGTACAGGATGTAGATCCTGATCTACAACCTCTTCTTGATAGGCTCAAAGTTGAGCATCCCGATGATCCATTGATCGAAACAGTTGCTAAGTTGCTAGCGGCACCTAAACCTGCACAGGTTGTAACACAACCTCAGCAGTCTAAGGATTTATATGGAACTGCTACGGCAAGGGCTAATGCGGCGGCTAATGCTTCTGTAGATCAAACGATCAATACCTTCTTTGGTTTAGGTGACATGGCACCATATGAAGAGTTTTATGGTAAGGTAGGCCTTAGCCAGTCTATAAAGGATCTCACCAACGGACAACAGGAACATAGACTAGCTGTACTCGACGAGGCCGAGTGTATTATGACTGGTTTACGCATGAGAGGTATTGATGTCAGCGTAGAACAGGTTCTCGAAAAAGCTCACCTTCTTGTAACTGAGCCTATACGGGAACAGATAATACGCGGCAATCTCAAGAAGAGTGCTGTCGCAAGACAGAAGGGTATTACGCTCAGACCTGCTAACAGCAAGAAAACTGGTGCGGTATCTAACAATAGTCAACAGAAACCTAGAAACAGACAGGAACTTATAGACAAAGTACAGCAGAAACTGGCTAACTTGCCAGGACTGCGAAGCTAACAGGAGGCAAATATGGCCGGAGTAAAGAATGCAGATTTAGCTGATCTTATTGAGACCACTTTACCGGATCTGCCGGAACAGTATTTTGAAGTGACATGGACTAACCAGGATTACGAAGCATGTCGGATTTACCAGCGTGATCGAATGGAGATCGATGGCGGTACCTCGATTAAACGTAAGGTTATGTTTAATCCCACAGGTAACGCTCGCTATCGTAGACTATTTGATACGGATGATCCTGCCGTGTCCGATGTAATGTATGGGATTGATGTGCCTTGGACTCAGATAGGTACTCATTACTCATGGGATAAGCTGGAAATTCTGCGTAATAGAAATTCAGCAAAGGGTTTCATTCGTTTGCTTGAGACCAGACGTATCGATGGTTTGTGGAGTTTGGCAGATCTCATCGAGGAGAAGTTTTGGAAAACACCCACAAGTTCTTCTGATGACCTTTATCCGTATGGTGTTCCGTATTATCTGAACATGTTGGATGCTGATTCGACTACGGCTGGCTTTAATGGCCAGACGATCCGTTACCAGAATGGTACTACTGGTACATCTTGTGCCGGTATCGATGCTGCTGTCGAGACCAAGTGGAAAAACTATGCGGCTGCTTATACCAAGGTTGACAATGCCTTGCTTAAGACTTTCCGTAAAGCTTTCCTCTTAACCAAGTTCAAAGCACCTCAGTTCATCAATGATCCTCAGAACAAGAGGAATGCAGCCAAGAGAATTTATTGTGATGCTGACACAGCGGTAGCATTGCAGGAACTCGCTGACCTCAGAGATGACTTCCATCGTGGTAACGATGTTCTTGGTAACATCAAGATGGGCGATGACAGTGTTGTACGCATCAATCGTTTACCGGTAATTTACATCAACCAGTTGGATGGTGTAACTGACCCTGTGACATCTGATGCAACCGCACCTCTGTATTGTATCGACTTCAGTAAGTTTATTCCTGTCGTACAGGATGGTTACTGGATGGAAGAGGGCGAACCGATGACTGACAGATTACAGCACACCACGTTCACAGTGTTCCTTGACGGTGCACATAACAACCTGTGCTTGAATCGAAGAACTGCTGGATTTGTAATTCACAAACCCATAACATCTTAACAATAAAGGACTTACGTGCGTTCAAAATATTGTA